TAAAATCTTGGGACAAAGAAACAAAAGGCCATACTTGTAGTGATCCACTATTAGCACCTGTATGTGTTAAATCAGAATGTGTTAAAAGAAAATTTGGAATTATATCAGATAAGAAAATAGATTGGCCATTGATGACTAATCTAATCAAAGTAGATTTTAAACCAGATCCTGAATATTATTTTACCGTAGAAAATAAAAAAGGTGAGTCTGTTCCTGTACATGCAAAAGATGTAAATAAAATTAAAGATCAAAAAGAACTAAGAGGTTTAATCATGGCGCAGGCTGATGTATTTCCTCCACCGATTAAAGCAATGGATTTTTATGCAATGATAAATGCATTATTAGATACCGTTGATACAGTGCAACCGGCTCCAGGGACCAGACCAATGGAAATATTAAAGAAATTATTAAAGGAACATATAAATGGGCCTCAGGCTACAACTCATAATTCTTTTTTAAGTGGTAACGTACTGAAAGATACAGAGTATGCATACTTTGTTTATGATGATTTCTTTAATTTTTTAAAAGAAAATGAATGGAAAAAAGATTCATCAAGAACTTCATACATGATAGAAAAAATGTTTGAAAATGAGAAAGATCATTTACCTAAACCAGAGTTTGGTAAAAAGAAAAGATTTCCTGGAATTAATAAAAAGACAAATAAACCTTATCCAGGTGTAAATCATTGTGCAAAAATTCCTTTATACTTATTTAAAGAAGATGAAGAAGTAGAAGAAATAATAAAACAAGAATCAGAGGATGATATTGTATAATGATATATAAATATTTTGGTCCTCCAGGAACTGGTAAAACATATAAGCTCATTAATAGAGCTAAAGCATATGTTAGAATGGGTATACCATTAGATAAGATTGCGTATTTTGCATTTACTAAAAAAGCTGCAGAAGAAGCTAGAGAAAGAATGCCAGCAGAAAATAAAGATTTATATTATTTTAGAACAATTCATTCATTTGCTTTTGATCAATTAGATTTGAATACTAAAAAAGTGATGCAACCAAGTGATTATGAAAAAATAGGTAAGAAATTAAACTTAAGAGTTAAGTATTATGACAAATATAATAAAGAAGAAATATTTTATTTAAATAATGACAGTCCTTATTTTCAAATGATTGGTAAAGCAATTAACAGAGACGTCTCTATTAGAGAAGAATACGATAGAAATGAGCATAACTCTAAAGAAATAAAATGGCACATACTAAAAAACATAAGTGATAATTTACAAAATTATAAAAACGTTAAAAAGAAATTAGACTTTAATGATATGATTAATCAATTATTATTGAAAGAAGATTTACCTAGATTTAAAGCAATATTTATTGATGAAGCGCAAGATTTATCTCCATTACAATGGAAATTATTTGATAAACTAAAAGAATATACTGATGATATTTATCTAGCAGGTGATGATGATCAAGCTATTTTTGCTTGGGCAGGAGCTGATGTAGATAGATTTATTAATGAACCTGCAAAAGAAAAAGTATTAAAGTATTCAAAAAGAATATCTAGAGCAGTCCAGGAGTCATCTATAATACCATTAACTAATATAATTGGATTAAGAAAACTTAAAAAATATTATCCAAGGGATTATGAAGGTATAAGTGAAAAAATAAATAACTTAGATCAAATAGATTTAACAGAAGGTAAATGGTTAATATTAACTAGAACTATTTCTAGGTTAATAAAAATGACAAAAGAGTTAAGAAAAAGAAATTTATATTATTACACCAATAAAGGTAAAAGTTTTATAGTTAGAATATACAACGCATCAGTTAATTATAATTCATGGTGTAGAGGAATTGAATTGGAAGAAAAAGAAATAAAAGATATAGAAGAGTACACAGGTGTTAAAAAAAATCAATGGGACAATACAGTAGATTGGTTTGATGCGTTTAAAGAAGCAAATTTAGAAGAAAGACAATACATAAAAAATATGTTGGACAATGGAGAAGACTTAGATGATAGAGCACGTATCAAAGTATCTACTATTCATGCAGCTAAAGGTGGAGAGGAAGATAATGTAATTCTTTGTTTAGATATTGGAGATAAAATTAAAAAAGCAATTAAGAAGAGTCAGGCAAAGCATGATGAAGAACATAGAGTTTGGTATGTTGGAGGAACTCGTGCAAGAAATAATTTATTTAAACTGAAAGCAAGAATAAAAAGAAATGAATATAAACACATTTAAGAATTTATATACTAACGTATATAAACCGATTGGGAACGAGAGCCCCGAGAGGGTGACATGGCAGCATCCGGCTCTAACGAGCGAAGTTGGTTCGATTTCTCGTACTCCCTGTATATCATTTGTCGTTAAACCAGCAACTGCCAATAACCTAAAAGGAGAAAAAACATGTTAGAAATAAGAGAAATAACAAAAGAAGATGGTGATTATTACATAGAATACATAAATTCAAATAAAGATGTATTGACGTACTCTGGTAGTGCAGAAGATATTCTTTTTGATTTATTAACAGAAATAGTAAAGGAGAAAAAATATGACAAGTAAAGATATGTTTGAAGAAGCATTTCCACAAGATAAACAAATTGGAGGATCACATTATAAAGATTTTCATATTCAACCTTATGAATTTATTTCTAAGAATGACCTTTCTTTTTTTCAAGGAAATGTTATTAAGTATGTGTGTCGTTACATGAATAAAAATGGCATACAAGATTTAGAGAAAGTAATTCATTATTGTGAATTAGAAATTAAAAAGATGAAAGACATGAAGAGGAAAAAATAATGTTAATGCCAACTACAGAATGGGTAGCCCCTACAGAGTTTCCTGATTTAAGAAAAGCAGAAGAAATAGCAATTGACTTAGAGACAAGAGATCCAGATTTAAAGAAACTGGGTTCAGGAGCTATAAGTGGTAATGGTGAAGTTGTAGGTATTGCTGTTGCTGTAGATGGATATAAAAATTATTTTCCAATATCACATGGTACAGGTCCAAACATGGACAGAGACAGAGTACTAAGATGGTTCAAAGATATTTGTGAATCACCTGCTACAAAAATATTTCATAACGCAATGTATGACGTATGTTGGATACGTAATCTAGGTATTAAAATCAATGGTTTAATCGTAGATACCATGATTGCAGCATCATTAATTGATGAAAATAGATTCTCGTATACGTTGAATTCATTATCATGGATATATTTAAGTAAAGGTAAAAATGAATCTTTACTAAACAAAGCAGCTAAAGAACGTGGATTAGATCCTAAAGCAGATATGTGGAAAATGCCTGCAAGTGAAGTAGGTTCATATGCGGAAGAAGATGCTGCATTAACTTTAGAACTTTGGAATTACTTTAAGAAAGTTATTATTGAAGAAGATTTACAAGGTGTATTTAATTTGGAGACTGATCTTTTTCCTTGTTTAGTTGATATGCGTCACCTAGGGGTGCGGGTAGATGTCGAAAAAGCAAGTCAATTAAAAACAGCACTGGCAGCAAAAGAACAAAACCTCCTGCAACAAATAAAAATAGAATCAGGAGTAGATACTCAGATATGGGCCGCAAGATCAATTGAAAAAGTTTTTCAAAAATTAAATTTACCTTACGAAGTAACTGAGAAAACTGGTGCGCCATCATTTACTAAAAATTTTATTTCTAAACATAATCATCCTGTAGTTCGTATGATAGCAGAAGCTAGAAAAATAAACAAGGTTAGTACAACATTTATTGATACCATTTTAAAACATGAACATAATGGTAGAATTCATGCAGATATAAATCAAATACGATCTGATGATGGAGGAACTGTAACTGGACGATTTAGTTATTCGAATCCAAACTTACAACAAATACCTGCAAGAGATCCGGACACTGGACCATTAATAAGAAGTTTATTTATACCTGAAGAAGGTTGTAAGTGGGGTACATTTGACTACTCACAACAAGAACCAAGATTAGTTGCACATTATGCATTAAGGTTTGAATATGATTCAGCGCAAGTAATTGCAGACTCATATGAAAATGATCCATCAACGGACTTTCACCAAATAGTTGCTGACATGGCTCAGATAGATAGGAAAGAAGCTAAGACAATTAACTTGGGTTTATTTTATGGAATGGGTAAAGCTAAACTACAAAATGAATTAGGTGTATCAAAAGAAAAAGCAGATGAATTATTTAATCAGTATCATAATCAAGTACCTTTTGTAAAAGAATTGATGACTGGAGTTATGGAAGCTGCACAAAATAAAGGTAGAATAAAAACATTACTTGGTAGACGTTGTAGATTTCCTAAATATGAACCAATACTTAGAGGAAGTGATTGGGGTACATTTGTTCCTGCTCAAGATCATAATACAATATTAGAACTACAAAAAATGGGACCACATGAATTAGATGATGATGGTAATGTCATAAAAGATAAAGATGGTAAACCGAAGAAAAACTATTGGCATAAAAATCCTGTGCGTAGAGCATTTACATATAAAGCATTAAATAAACTCATTCAAGGTAGTGCTGCAGATATGACTAAAAAAGCTATGGTTGATTTGTATAAAGAAGGTTTAATAGGTCATATACAAATTCATGATGAATTAGATTTTTCTATTGAATCAGAATCACAGGCCACTAAAATAAAAAAAATAATGGAACATGCGGTAGAATTAAAAGTTCCTAATAAAGTTGACTATGAATCTGGCCCTAATTGGGGTGAAATTAAATAGTGTTTAAAAAAATAAAATACGCACATGAAAATAATAAGTATTTACTTATAAAGAAAGCTATTAGATTACAATCTTTTAGATTAGATTTTAATTTTGATATGATGTTTGCTTTGTTTGCAAAACATAATGATTTAAAATTTTCACAGAAAAAAGAATTTGTAGGTCAAATACTACAATTAAATGATATACCAATATTTACACCATATATAAATTATATTTCTACTCATTTAAAAAACATATTTGATATAGGTAATTTAGATTTCTTTTATTCTTTGAAAGGGGAAATTGGACCAGCTCACAAAGATGAAGAAAATGTAATTATATTAGGTATAAAAAATACTACATACTATCATATGAATAATATTGATTTACAAATAAATCCAGGTGATATATTATTTGTTCCAAAAAACATATTACATCATTCTTTTTCATCTAGAGAAAGAATTGTTTTGAGTATATCTTTATGGGAAAAATAATGAATTATGGCTTATTTAAATGCAAATATACCACCCATCTATTGCAAAATAAGGAGAGAATATCTTTATGACATGGATGAAAAATATAAGGGAGATAGTCGTGACTGTGTTATCTTCGGTCTTAGCTCTATTTCAGGTCGTGCACTCTTATTTAATATCATGTTACCCAACGGTGCGTGCTATTGGCGTTTGCCTATCTCAGCGTTTTTCCAAAAACGTTTTTCTAGATCCGAAGTGCCTGATATGTCAGTTGACGAGTTACAGTTGTGGAATAGTTTTAGCTATTGGCCTAGTGTGCATTGCTTTGATTGGCTGGCTGGTGTAGATGGAAAATATTTAGGTAAAGATAAAAAATTCTATGAAGGTCAATACTTATTTACTATTGACTGGGCTCATCCAGAGACTAATATATTAAACACGGAACATTCAGAGATTCCGCAAGAACATAAGTGTGCACATATAATGGCACTTAATAACGGCAACTATGCTGCGCAGCCAAACAATAGAATCATTTGGCATATAAATAGTTACACAACTGAAAATGAATGGCCTGATTACAAAGTACAAAATACGTATTGGGATTGTGAAGGTTCAGATTGGGTAACAGAAGATTCTGATAAAATGTTTTATGAGATAGAGGATACCAATGAAGAAAAAATGTAATATTTGTAATCACTCATGTCATTGTTATGGCAAAGGTTATTATTTAAATTCAAATAAATGCGATAGTTGTATATGTGATAGTTGCACCTGCACACCTTTAGTGATAAAAGAAGAACCTAAGAAAAAATCTTGGTGGCAAAAATATGTAGACTGGTTATTTAGGGAGTATAATGATGACGCAATGTAAACAATGTAGTAAAGAATTTCAACCAAAAGACGAACTAGATCAATTCTGTAGTCAGGATTGCAAAGAAGAAGCATTAGCGGAATTAGATTCTGATTCCGATGAGTGTTTATCATGTCAATAAAAATCGACGAAAACACAAGTATCGGTCTTCCGTTACGTAATTTAATAGGTTTGGTTGCAGCCGTAATTGTAGGGGCATGGTTTGCATTTGGTGTTATTGAAAGACTCAATGCATTAGAAACAGCAAATAAATTATTTGAACAAGATTTACTAGAAGCCTCTGCTCAAAAACCAATAGACCAAGAACAGTTTATGTTATTAGAACACATTGCTGAACAGGTAGAAAAGCTAGAAGAAACACAAGAACAGAACATGACTAATAAAGTTAATATTGAAAGATTACAAAAAGATATTGATAAAATATTAGTTGATGTAGAGAAATTAAAAGATAGTGTAAGAGCTAATATTGGTAAATTAAATGGGAATCACTAATGGTACAAACAGTTTTTGCACTTTGTTTATTTATAGGTGGTCAATTAATTGAACATCGTATTCAACCCGATATCTCTACATGTTTAAAGATGAAACGTGAGGCGACACGGAACATGGAAATGAATAATAAAAGATTAATGTGCGGAGAAGTAGAGGCTACTGTTGAAAAAAATATAGATGGTAGTATAAGTATAGACAAGATTATAAAACCAAAATAATGAACCTTTCACGTAATTTTACATTACAAGAGCTAATTAAATCGGATACCGCAATTCGATTAAACATTGATAACAATCCTAACGGCGATCAGATTGATAAATTAAAACAACTGTGTGAAAATGTACTACAACCTGTACGTGATCAGTTCGGAAGAGTGAAGGTGACATCAGGCTTCAGGTCTCCGGAATTATGTAGAGCAATTGGAAGTTCAGAAAACTCACAGCATGCCAAAGCTGAGGCCGCAGATTTCGAAGTAATAGGTGTAGACAATGCAGAACTCGCAGATTGGATAAATAAATACTTAGAGACAGATCAACTCATTTTAGAATTCTATACGCCAGGAGAGCCCAATAGTGGCTGGATCCATGCTAGTTGGATACCTTACCAACCAAGAAGACAATTCATGCATGCTTATAGAGAAGGTAAGAAAGTAAAATATAAACCCATAATAGGAAAGGCAGTAGATCTCGTATGACGAAATTATATAAATTATTTAACAAGATAGATACCGTACAAGGTTTTTGTGAAGAGTGTGAAGAGGAATCAATTTTAGTTGCAATTGTTTCTGATTTTTATAGATGCACAAACTGTGGACATGATACCAAGCAACATGTAAATGGACGAATTCGATATATGTCATTGACTGAATCGGATGTAGAGTATATTAAAAAGCATGGCGAGAAAATTTAAAGATTTTGTAGAGAGACCAAAACCTAGGAAACGTCCTGGCGTTCATAAAAAATCTAGAAATAAACAAGAAAAAAGACAACAAAAAAACCGTTGACATTTATCCTTTAATATCCTATAATACGGTTAGAAAGGATACTTATGATCTATAATATAAAACAAAAAATAGTTAATCACTTGTATGAGTCTGAGTTATTTGAACCATCAATAGCTAGAACTGCACATAAAGCAGCAACATTAATTGAAAAATTAGTTGAATCTAAAAACCCTAAACAGGAGTTAAAAAAATGGCTACAAGTGCAGAATTCTTTATAAG